AATTTTACACCTTGATCAACGTCTTTATATTCTCCAATTCTTATCATTATATTTTATTCTCTTTTCTTATTAATCTTCTGCACCAAATCTAGGATTAAAGTCAACCATTGAGGCAACAAATTCCATAGATGCATCATTATTTGTATATTGTTTAAATGAACTATCAGATGTAAATCTACCTGACTTAGTATTTAATATAGCACCTACTATATTTTTACATTCTACAGTTATATTAACATCACCACTTGCAGTATTTTCTTCATCAACTGCATGTGAATTAATTATACCTTGCCACTTTTGATAAACTTGACCTTGGATTGCTCCAGTTTCTTCATTCCAAAAAGCTTGATATATTGTAACTATACCACCTATAGCATTTACATTTTCTAAGGCAGCTATAATTGTATTTGGTATACCATTTAATTGTATAGTTATTGCATTAGTTTTTACATCTTTAGTTTCTTCAACAGCAGATAAACTTACTATATTTGATCCAGGTAAATATGTATCACTATTATATGTAACACTTGCGTAACCTGTATTTAAAAATAAACTATCAGCATTATCTGAAGTAACTTGAAATTTAACTAATTCAATAGGATATGTTTTAGTACTTTGTGTTTCAGCTAAAGTTACTGAATCTATTGTTCTCATTATAATATCTCCTGAAATTCAAAAGATCCATAAGAATAATAATTATAACCAGGTCCAGGCACAACTGTTACATTTGGTCTACCGTTTAATAATAATTTAAATTGTACTCCGTTACCATAAGTAAAAGTATTAGGACTTACAATAGGATTAATTGCACCAGTCATTAATTTAAAATCTAATAAATTACCACCAGTTACAACCGCATCCTCTTTAATCTGATATACTTTTGTACTTGAACTAAACTGTATAAAATCTCCAGCCTTAACGCTACTTGATGAAGCTACATTAGCTAATCTAACATTAACTCCACTTGTATTAGCATCAACAACTGTAATTGTTAAACCAGATTGTGCAGTTATATTTCCATTAGCAAAAGTTAAATTAATATTTGATGGTAAACTAGTTGTTTTAAAATCAATACCATCTATTAAACCTAATAATTCAGATTCAACTTCATCATATTTTGTTTTAGTTAATAATGGTAAACTTACTTCCATAGAATAAAATGTCGGACTGCCTCTTTCTTGTCTAGCATAACCTGAATTAGATATTGATCTTCTAATTCTTGCTGTTCTATTCAATGATATATTATTTGTATATTCAAATATTTTTGACATTATCTACCCCTATTTCTTAAACCAGAAGTATTTCTAGTATAATTTTTATTAGCACCACCAACATGTGATGGACTTGATGATATAACTGATCTAATTTGATCTATTGCTCTTTGATCAACATTACCACTTATATTGATTGTATTATTAGTTACTGAACCTTGTTGTCCAACTTGACCTCTTGGTATAACAACTTCTCCTGGTGTTAACATTGTAGGAATCCTGTCAGTGTAAGGTGCACCACCTGGTACAACTCCACCTTTATTCATTCCAAATGCACCACTAAAAGCACTAAAGAATGAGCCACCACTACCACTAACAGCCGCAGTTGCAGTTGCTAATGCTAATTGTTGTGCTTTTTCTGCAGTAATTTGTTTTTCTACTACAAGTTTTTTAGTACCAAGGAATTCAAATAATTTTTCTATTTGTAATTCAATACCCTTTTTTATAATAGTTTCAGCTATAGTTTGTAATATATTTCTAAAAGTATTTTTAACATTTTCTAATAATGAATTACCTTGTCTAATACCATCTATCCATGTTGTACTAATTGTATTTGAAATATCTTTAGCTTCAATACCAGCACTTTTTAAAAGACTACCATATGTTGTTTGAGCAGCATTAAGCTTAGCTTGATCACGAATCATATCTCTATTCATATTCATAATTCGTTCATTTAAAGCCATATTATCTTTTGCTTTTTTATCTGCTGCTATTTTATCATCACGAGCCATATCCCCTCTAGGATCAGCACCTTTAAAGTTTCTAAATCTATCTGCTCTTGTTTCTTGAAATAAAGATATTTCTCTATATGCGTCTTTTGCATCTGCTGCTTTTTTCCATTTTTCAGCAGTACCATCTAATTCACGTTGTAAAGTTTTTATAGCCTCAAGATTAACATCTTCATCACCTATGTTAAGAACATTTTTAAACTTTAAAAAATTTATTTTAATTTTATTTAAATTATCATTAAAATTACCCATCAAATATTTACCAAGGGCTTTAAGTTCATCACTAAAAGCTACTACAGCTATAACTGCAATTTGAATACCTGTTACAAGAAGCCCTATTAAATTTGCTCTTACAGCAACATTAAAACCATACATAGCAGCTGTTGACGCTTTAATTAATATAGTTAATTGAGCAAATTGTGCACCAATACCTATAATAAAGTTTGCTAATTTTAATCCAATAAATATTTTAAATGATTTAACTATAATATCAATATTGTCGGATACAAATCTAATTCCGTTTTCAACACTTTTAAAAGCACCTGCTAATCTTTCCCCTACAGTTTTAGCTAATTCTTTTAATTGTTTATCATTTGCTTTAAAATTACCAACCAAAGCAACTACTTGTTCTTTTACACCTGCAAATAGAGGTTGTGCAGCGGCTTGTCTAAATCTAAAGTAAGCATCTTCAACAAATGAAACCTGTGCTTCTAATGTAGATTCAAAGTCTTTTGTTGCTTTAGAAAATTGACCACCATTAGCAAATACTTCAAAAAATTTCTTTCTAGTTTCTTCAATAGATACTTTAGCACCTGCTTCAAAACCTAGCATTGCTCTAACGCCTCTTTCTCTGAATACATCAGCGGCAGCAATACCACCAGCAAATGCTCTTTGAATTTGTTCAGCAGTTTGTCTAAAATCTAAACCTGTAGCTGCAGCAACGTTACCAGTTACTTCTAATATTTTAGATAACTCTCCAGCATCTTTAGATATAACGGCTAGGTTACCAGATCCTGCAGCAATAGCTTCTAGTGAGAAAGGTACTTTACTAGCAAACTTATTCATTTCAGCAAATGCTTTTGCACCTTCTGTTGTTGAATTAAATAATAGTTTGAATCTTACTTGAAGTGATTCAGTAAGTTTACCTGCAGCAAATGTATCTTTAACAAATTTACCAATACCAAAAGTTACAGCAGCCAATGATGCAGCAACACCAACTTTTAAAGTTGTACCAAGTGCAGCAAAAGTAGACCTTGATCTTGCAGCGGCTACTTCTAATCCTTTTAATCTTTTTGAAGCTATAGTAGCATTTGTACCTAGTTTATTTAAACCAGATTGTAATTTACCTACTTCGTTCTGTCCCTTTACATTAGCAATTATGTCTAATTTTACAGCCATGTTTCCTTTATCCGTTAGTTACTTCAATACTAACTGTATCAAAATGTCTTCTAAAAGCAGCTTCTATAAATTTAGTAGGTGCTTGTTGAGAATGTCCATTATTAAGGAACTCTATATATGTTGTACCATTTGTAACAATAATTTTTTGAGGTTTATCTTTAGGAACCAATATATTAATGTTTGATGATATAGGTGTTTTTTGATTATAGTATGTTTCAGTGTATCCAATGTACCAGCTATTTCTAGCTTGTCCTGTATCAACTGGAGTTGTTAATTTTACGTCAGCAAAAGCTTTTAATGCTCTTGCTCTAAATTCTTGTTCAATTGCCTTATCAATATCTTTAGCTAAATTTATAGAGGCTGATTTTAAACCTATAGTAGTTATTGCCATTATATTTTTTTGCCTTTGTTGATACCTTTTTTAATAATGTAACCTTGTGTACCATTGGCACCAGTGTTTACTTCTTTTTTAAGGTTTTTAAATAATTCTTGTTCTTTAATTTTTTTTTTATTGATAAGGGCATATGCAGTTATTTTCTTTGTATCTCTCATAATTACCTTTCAAGTGGGCAGTTCACACCGCCCATACTATCATTTTTCAGATTTTTTATCTTCCATAAAAGCTATATTATTTCTTTTAGCTATCTTTTTTAATTCATTAAATCCAACTTCTAATTTAATATCTTTTTGTTCTTCGCTTTTTGAAAACATATTTAATGATGGAAATAATTCTTTTACCTTAAGTGGTTTAGTACCTTGGTAAGTTGTTTGAGCCAATATAGCAGATCTATGATCTTCTCGCCAACCGTATGGTCTTGTTTCAAAATATTTAATCCAACCCATATATTCCTTGCTGGACATATTATAAATATGATCTAATGTAACACCTAATTGATGAGCCAGTTCATATTCTGCTAACTCTTCTTCCCCAATGCACCACCTTTATCATCTGATGCAGCTAAACCATTATATACAAGAATTTCTTGTGATAGTTCAGTTAATGCTTTAATAGGAAAGTTTTCAAAATCTGAATCTTTCATTTCATTAGCACCTACAACAGTCTGTTTAAATATAGCACTTAAGGTTTTTATACCAGCAACATCATCAGTTTTATTTATATCTAATGTTTTTTGCAGATCTTTTATACCTCTAACTGTTAGTTGTTTGATCTCCACTTCCTGATCCAGGAACGGTATTTTCTTCGTTATCTCTATTATCTTTATGTGTTTCATTCTTAATTTCCTCTAAAGGTTTTATATATAAATGTTTATTATTCGATTCAAAGTCTTCCATCATTTTTCTAATTTTATGTAAAATATCTAATGTTTCAAAGACCTCGACTTTATTA